AAACCTGCTTTCTTAATAAAGTAACTTGCTACTTCAGGAATATGTTTCTTGTAGTAGGGTTGTTCTGATTTACACCAATTTTTTACTTCTTCTTTTGTAGAAAATCTTTGATAAGGAAATGTAAGTTCAAGTTCATTTATAAAATCTTGTACTGTCCATCCTTCCCATATATATCTATTATTACCCATTATTCTTTAGATTCAAATTGACCTTCATGGTCAAAGGTTTCATACTCAGTAATTCTTATATTATTCTCAATAGTATACTCTGCAGTAGGTACTTTTATTAGAATTTGTCCCCAACCACCATCATTATTATACCAGTCTTCTATGTGATTAAGCTGTGAATATGCAAGATCTTCAATAAAACTTTTAACTGAATCATCACAATAAAATGTCATATCATCACCCTTATTATCTCGAAAACTTATTTCATCTATACCACCACTATCTCCACCACCGCTATAATTTACAACAATCTGTTTAATACCGTTATCTTGTAGATATATCATAGCACCTATAAGATTAATTTTTTCTTTTTCCATACTTATTTTTGTTTATAGAATCTACCTAGAATATTTGCATTTAGATAGAGATCATTCTCTAACACACCATAGATAAATTGATACTTGACTTCTTGATAAGTAAGTTCTCCTTTAGTATAACAGATCCTGAGAATTTTTCTTGAAATCTTTATTCCACTTTTGTGAGCCTCTTTAAGAGTAACATTACTACTATAGTAATCTTCATAGTTAAGTTTATTTACTATTTCGTATTTCTTTTTACGCTTATCTGTAGAAAGGTTTTTGTTACTAAGCTTTTTCTTTCTACTAGAAAAGAAGCTTTTCTTCCCAATGTAAGAATAGGATTTACCTTTAATGATAGCTGTCATTTCATATACAAAGCCTACTGCTCCAGCAGGAATCATATCACGGGTAAACACCACTTGATTGTATATCCACATTTTATTTTGAATTTAATTTGTGATAGTTAATTCTCCGGATACTTTTATATAAGTCCAATCTGTATTACTAAATGTGTAGGTTTGATCATTTGATTTTTTAGGTAATTCCCAATTTAAACATCTATCAGTAAGACTAACTGCACAATATTTTTTATTTCCACACTGAACAATTAGTATATAACAAACCATTATATCATAACTAGCTTGAATAACATCTCCACATTTGAATGTAGGAGTTTTAACAAGATTAGTTGTATTGTCTATAACTTCCATGTTTATTTAGGATTTAGTGTATTAGATAATAAAGGCATGATAAGTTCTCTTACTTTAGTAATACCGTGCTTTTCTACAGAGTCAGATAAATCTTTCTCCATCTCTAGAACTACAGAAGGTATTTGATATCTCTCTTTATACTTGTTCATAGATCTTATACCGGCTTCATCATTATCAAAGAGAGTGCAGATATTCTTATACTTTCTTTTACATGCTTGAATTACGTGTTCTGGTATAAGGGTATTCTCACTATCTGGAGCAATAGCTTCAGCATTTCTAAAATTCAGTTTAACAAAAGTCATAAGATCCTTAAGAGAACTACAGATTACTAGATAATCTTTATCCATGGTTAGTTGATCCATACCTTGGATGTAATCTCTTACCTTAATAAACTTAGTGTCTTTTGTTTTAGGTTGATATATCTTATAAAGAGTACCATCTTTTCTAAAATATCCATAGATGTTCTGACCTGAAATAGAGAGTTCTTTTATTTCTCCATCTTCTTCTTTTGACATTGTATATCTTTCTAATGGATATACATTGTATTCTTCCAGTATATTAGAACCTAAATAATATTTAGACCAATACTTTTGATCTAGATTATTCCAACCTCTTGTTTTAAAGTCTGTTACTTTATACTTAGAGTGTTTTTTAAATTCTTTGATTATAACTTCTCCATGATTGAGAACATATTGATTATAGTCTTCTATAATTTTATGAGCTGTCTCTCCTCTTGTACTAAGATTGAATAGTTTTTGTACAAGATTAATAGAGTCTCCGCTGTTATCAGTTGAGAAATCTTTATATCTGTAATCATTCTTTGCATGAGAATAATATATATACATACTTGGATTCTTCTCATTAGGATTGAATACAGATTTAATTTTTACATCTTGTCCACATAGCTTATCATCAAGATTTAAATAGTACTCAAATACCCATGTTTTAGGTATCTCTTGTAAATCTGATATTAAGGATTTAGTTCTTATCATAGTAATAAGAATAAAAAGGGGAGATGTTACTCTCCCCTATTATTAACAGAATTAATTATTAAAGTTCAAAGTCTGCAGATCCTGCAACATTTGAGCTATCAAACCCAGCTACAGTTTCTACTTTCTTTCTTTTAATATGCTCAGCCTCATTGAACTTCATGATCTTGCTAGTTGCTTTATCACAAACTTCAAATGGTACAACTCCTTTAGCATATTTAGGTAAGAATAAATCATAAGCTGTATAGCCTTCTTTATTTTGATATTCCTTACCTGCAATGCAGAAGTTAAACCAAACATCTTTAAAAGGCTTAGCATCATTAAAGCCTTTTATAAAAGCTTCAATAGTATCATACTTACCATCTGCCTCTTCTAACCATGTGGTGCCAACTTCTTTACAGAGATTAGAAATAAACTTTAAGATCTCTGTATCTCTGCTGATCTTAATACCAGATTTAGTTTCTCCATCAGCATAAGCCCACTCACTTGTTTTAACTCTACCTACTTGACCTTTGTATCTACCAAGTTCTGGTCTATCTTTATTAATAAAGAACCCTTCAAATTCTGCTCCTCTATCTGTACCTTCTAAATGAAGTGTAAGATGATAAGCACCTTCTTTATAAGTAAATGGTTCAAGTGTAACATCATTAATCTTTGCAACCAAATTACCTGGTTGTAAGTTCTTTGGTGTTGATGATCCTCCTGTAGGAATGTTTTTTGTGCTAATACTCATTTTTGTTTTTGTTTACTTGTTTAATATTACTTTTCGTAGTCAATTATTGCTTTGCGAACATACTCTAAATCATTGGGAATTTCAAATGATTCAAACATTCCTTTAGGAGATTTGCAAGTATTCTCTCCATTGTTCTGAGTCTCAAATACATAGCGGATATTACCATCCTTATCTTTCTTGACTTTACCAAATAGAACAATAGAGAATAAACCTTCAAGAGTAAGAGCAGTGTCGACCATTTTCATTACTACCTTCTGGTTTCCCAGAGGATTAGACTATATCTTATACTATTTTATAACTCCAATAAAATAGTATCTCACCATTTCCCCTAAAGTTTTAATCTTTAGAGTACTCCCCATCACAGGGATAGTCGTTGAACCTTTATCCATTTCTGGATACTTGGCTGCTGATTGTCCAATCTTTACCTCTTTTACTATACTATAGTCATTACTGCTATAGGGAGTGTGTAAAGTTCTAAGGAGTTTCCAGTCAGTTAGATGAGTACAGGCAAAATTATTTACCAATAGTCTTTGCTTTTACTCTACGCTTACCATCCATATCTACTGATTCTTCAGCATGAGTAAGGAAATAGATCATTAGATCGTCTCTAAGATCTTTTGGTTTTTTTGCTACTGTTGCAAGTCCTGAAGCTATTTGAGTAAACTTATCATAGCCTTTCTCTGTAGCTCTGTCAAAATACTCAAATGAAGACATGTATTGAAAATCATCAATCACAATATTCTTGATTTCTGGTCTGGATTGATTAATGTAATCTAAAGCTTTGATAATACCTTGTGGAGTACCGGTATTACTCAGATTACCATTAGGATTTTCTTTACTTACAGGTGTATACTTATTCTTCCATCCTTTGAAGGGTAAAGGTTTATTAGCAACATTAATAATAAATGTTTCTTTAGGATCAAGACCTTCAATACTTGTGGATTTACCACTGCCTGACTCAGCAATTACTAAAATACTTTGTGCCATTAATTGTCTGTTATTAATTTATTTAACCATTTTTTGTTACTTACAGGTTTCTTTAACAAAATAGCTGCAAGATCTCTTATAGTAAGTTGCTCAAATTGAGCATCAATATCTGGATCTATAAGATCAAATTCCATAAATGGTTCAGATGTTTCAATATTTGTTTTAGCAGAAGGTTTTGTTACAAACTCTTTTTTCTGAACTTTAACAAGCTCAATTACAGGAATAAGATATCTAAAAGATCCTGAAGGACCAGGTTCTGTTTTTTCATATTCTTCTTCCCAATGAGGATTATATTTCCATTTATAAAGATTTCT